GGACCATCGCCCTGATGGCGCAGGCAATCATGGCTGACAGCTCCATGGACGACCTGAGCGAAGAACAGAAGGCCATCGTGGCGCACTTCAAAAACCCGGCCATGCCGAGCGTGGCCGTGACCGCGGACGCAGCGATCAAGATCGCGAGCGCACGGCAGGGCTTCGCCTCAACCGATACCTTCCTGGAGATGATCGGCTTCGACCAGGCGGACATCCGCCGAATCAAAGCGCAGGAGCAGCGTGCCAGAGGCCGGGCGATCCTTGAGGAGCTCGCAATCTGATGCAGATCAGCGAGCGCAGCTGGCAGGGCTACATCAACGCCCTCCGGAAGGTCAATGATAAAGCGAGCGCGGAGATCCTGAACTGGCTGAAGAACCACGGCATCCCGCAGAATCGCGAGGCCATGAACGGCCTGATCGACTTTGCCTACGCCGTCTCGACGACCTACGGTGAAGCAGCCGCGGAACTGGCCGCCGAGATGTACGAGGCAACGGCAGCGCTCAGCGGCGTGATCATCGAGCCTGCCGTGCCGGCAGCAACTCCCGAGATCGGCGAGGTGGCCAAAACGGTCGTGGGCACGGCAAAGCTCAACAACGAGGAGATCCTCTCCGCCGCCATCGGACGCCTGGTCAAGCAGACCGGAGTCGACACCACCATGCAAAACGCGCTGCGAGACGGCGCGGAGTGGGCCTGGATCCCGCACGGAGAGACCTGCGCCTTCTGCATCATGCTTGCGTCAAACGGATGGCAGCGGGCCAGCAAGAAAGCCCTGAAGAACGGCCACGCGGAGCACATCCACGCGAACTGCGACTGTACCTACGCGGTTCGCTTCGACAGCACGAGCAACGTAGCCGGCTACGATCCGGAGAAATACTTCGAGATCTACAGCAACGCCGAAGGCCACAGCTCAAAGGACAAGCTGAACTCCATGCGCCGGGACTTCTACGCCGAGAACAGCGAGGAGATCAACGCGCAGAAGCGCGACAACTACGAAAAGCGGAAAGAGCGCGAGAGCTCCGAAGCAGAAGAAACGGACGTGTGATAATGGGATCCTACTCCTACGGTAAAGACGAGGTCTGTGCCTGGATCCGGCAATACTTCCCGAGGGACGCAACCATCCTGGACGTGGGCGCATGCGACGCGAACTGGCGGCGCAGGCTGCCAGAATATCCAAACATGGACGCGGTGGAGGCATTCAGCCCGAACCTGCAGTATTTATCCGACTACCGGACGGTCTATCATGCGGACATCCGGGACTTTCAGTTCTCCAACTATGACCTGATCATCTTCGGAGACATTATCGAGCATTTGACCGTCGGAGAGGCGCAGGCCGTGCTCGCATACGCCTGGCAGCGCTGCAGCGACATGATCGTCGCCGTGCCGTTTCTCTATCACCAGGGAGCCATCTACGGCAATCCCTACGAGGTGCACATCCAGGACGACCTGACAGCTGAAAACTTCGCCGAGCGTTACCCGGATCTGGAGGTCCTGTTCAATCCCGGCCACGGCTACTGCTACTACCACAAAGGAGGCGCAGCATGAAGGTCCTGATCCACGCCTGCCCGAAGCGCATGTGGTACGTCGAGGAGTTCCTGGCACCGAACCTGCGGAGCCAGGGCGCCGAGGTCGAGATCTGGAACGATGTGCAGGGCATAGGCAACCTGTACGCCTGCATGGAGAGCTTTAAACGGCGCCTCGGAAACGGCGCCACCTGGCACATCCAGGACGACGTCCTCCCCTGCCGTGACTTTGTGCAGCGCTGCAGCGAGTATGAGAACGACAAAGTGGTCTACGGTTTCTGCTGCCAGCGCTTCACCGACGACCCAGGTCAGACCGGCCTCGTGCATACTCCCGACGCCTGGCACAGCTTCCAATGCGTCCGGATCCCGGACGAGTACGCCAGAGGGTGCGCCGAGTGGTTCTTCTCCGAAGGCTGGCAGAAAAGTACGCTGCCGGAGCTCCAGATCCTGAAGGGCATGCGAAAAGGCGACGATACCTTCTTTCGGGAATACCTGCAGCTGCATCACCCATACGACCTCGTCCGGAATGTCAAGCCGAACCTGGTCGAACATATCGACTGGCTCCTGGGGGGCTCCGTTTTGAGCCACTGGCGCGACTATCTCGCACGCGCAGAGTTCTGGGAGGATGAGACACTGGTCGAGGACATAAAACGCGAAATCAAGCGCAGAAACGCGCCTGGTGAATAAATAGAGGGCAACTCGTAAAACTGCAGCCGGCAGCGGAGGCAACCCGCGTCAACAAAGCGTAGCCGCGTAGAAAGGAACCAATGAAACGCACAGACATCACCCAGCTTTTCCCCGACGCGCCGAAAGAGACGATCGACAAACTCATGGACCTGAACGGCGCCGACGTCAACGCCGTGAAAGCCGAGGTCGAAAACCTCAAAGCTCAGCTCGCCGAAGCCCAGAAGAACAAGGCCGGCGAGGAACTGCAGAAGGCACAGCAGCAGATCACCCAGCTCCAGACCGAGCTGGACGGAATGAAGGCAGCCGAGACCATCCGCCTGACGCGGGAAAAGGTCGCCGGCGCAAAGAAGGTCCCCGCGCATCTCCTGACCGGGGAAACGGAGGAGGCCTGTGAGAAACAGGCGGATCAGATCCTCGCTTACGTCCAGAGCAGCAAGGCTTATCCGAACCTCCCGGACGGCGGCGAGATCCACAACCCGCCGAGCAATTCCACGCGGCAGCAGTTCGCCGAGTGGGCAAAAGAAAATCTATGATTTGAAAAGGAGTACACAATTATGAGTGGCATCTCTACCAACAGAACCAACATCACCCTGCCGGCAGAAGTCTCCAGGGAAATCCTTCAGAAAACCCAGCTGGCCAGCGCCGTCATGCGCCTGGCTCGCCAGATCTACCTCCCCGGCCGCGGCGTTCAGATCCCGGTAATCACTCAGGATCCTCAGGCCGCGTGGGTTTCCGAGACCGGTGCAAAGGCAGTCAGCAACCCCGGCCTCAGCACCAAACTGATGCAGGCCTACAAGCTGGCCGTCATCGTCCCCTTCTCCGATGAGTTCCGGCGTGACGCCGCGTCCCTTTACGACGCGCTGATCTCCCGCCTGCCCCTGGCCCTCGCTGAAAAGTTCGACGCGACCGTCATCGGCGCCGTCGACGCCCCGGGTGAAAACTTCGACACCTTCGCAGCATGCACGGCCCAGAAACTCGTGCCCGGCGTCGGCGAGACCGTATACGGCAACCTCGTCGCCGGCTGGACCGACGTCGCCAACCACGGCGGCCTCCTGAACGGCATCGCCCTGCATCCCGCCGGAACCGGCCTCCTGCTCGGCGCCACCACCACCAGCGGCACCCCGATCTTCAACGCTGTCGCCGAAGGTGGCATCCGCAACGTCCTCGGCGCTCCTCTCGCAGAGAGCCGCGGCATCTACAAAGCAGGCGTCGCGCCTGTGGGCTCCGGAGCTGGCACTCCCGCCATCGTGGGCGCCATGGGCGACTGGACCCAGGCCATGTACGGCACGGTCGAAGGTGTTCAGGTCCGCTTCGCAGACCAGACCGGTCTGACCATCAACAGCAACCAGGTCAACCTCTGGGAGCACAACATGTTCGCGGTCCGCGCCGAGATCGAGCTCGGCTTCCGCGCTGACACCGACTGCTTCAACCTGCTGACCGGCGCCACCCCGAGCGCATGATCCTGCTGACCAGACCGGAAGGCGGCACGACCTGGGTGCACGAGTCCAGACTGGATGAGTATCTGGGGAGGGGCTTCAAGCTCCCCTCCCCTCCTCCAGAAATGCCGGCACCCGCAAAGCAGCCCGCCTCGAAAAAACGCAGCACCAAGAAATGAGGTGATCTCATGGCGTATGCGACAGTTCAGGACGTCCAGGCCAGAATGATCCGGACCATGGACAGCACGGAGCAAACCGTCTGCGGGAACCTCCTCGACGACGCAGCCTCACTGATCGACGCCGTGAACAGCGCGGCAGATGCCGCAATAAAAAAGATCGTGTCCTGCCGGATGGTGATCCGCGCCCTGGGCGACGGATCCGCCAGCGGCGTCCCCATGGGCGCTACGCAGGGCAGCCAGTCCGCGCTCGGCTACTCGCAGAGCTGGACGATCAGCAGCGGAGGCGGCGCCGGAGAGCTTTATCTCTCAAAGGTTGATAAACAGTACCTGGGCCGCAGCAACCAGATCGGCAGCTACAGCCCGGTCGAAGACCTTGTGCCGCAGCAGGAGGCGGGGACATGAAAGGCATCACCGTCACCCTGCTGAAGCGCACCGAAAACGGCACCGACGCCTTCAACAGACCGATCTATACGGAGACCGAGGTCGCGGTGAATAACGTCCTGGTTTCCCCGACCGATACCGGCGGAGACGAACTGCTGAGCGCCCTGGATCTGACTGGGCGCAAAGCAGTCTACACGCTGGCAATCCCGAAGGGAGACACCAACGTCTGGGAAGGTAACCGGGTGAAGTTTTTCGGCGAGACCTGGCAGGTCATCGGGATCCCGACAAAGGGCATCGACGCGCTGATTCCCCTGGACTGGAACCTGAAGGTGCAGGTGGAGCGCATTGAGTAAGGTCAAGATCGAACTCAACCGCGCCGGCGTGCGCGAGCTGCTGCAGAGCAGCGAGATCATGGCCGTGCTTGAAAAGGAAGCCAGCCAGAGAGCCGCAGGCCTCGGCCCAGGCTACAGCGTCAACACCTACGTCGGCAAGAACCGGTGCAACGCAGAGATCCTCGCGGAAACGGAAGAAGCCAAACAGGACAACCTGGACAACAACACTCTACTGAGGGCAATCTCATGATCGAAACCATCATCCTGAACGCCCTGCAGGCCGCCCTGGATCCTGAGGTCTACATGGAAGTGCCGGAAAACAAACCGGCCACCTATGTGCTGCTGGAAAAGACCGGCAGCCAGCGCCAGGACCGCATCGACATGGCGACCTTCGCGGTGCAAAGCATAGCGGCCTCCCTCGCGGACGCCGCAACCCTGAACGAAACGGTGAAGGGCGTCATGGATCAGCTGCCGCAGCTTACGACGGAGATCTTCGCCGCGAAGCTGAACAGTGACTATAACTTCACCGATACCAAAACCAAGGAAAGACGGTACCAAGCCGTCTACAACATTACGTACAAGGAGTGACATCAATGGTAACAGCAGCAAAACCGGCTGTGGGCGGCGCCATCAGCATGGCAGCGCTCGGCACTACGCTCCCGACTTCCGCAGACGGCTCGCTCGCCTCGGCATTCGCCAAACTCGGCTACGTTTCCGACAGCGGCCTCGTCCGGGCGATCGAACTCGACACAGAAACCGTGAAGGCCTGGGGCGGCGCGGTA